AGTGTGGATATTGAAGATGATACAATATTACCTGGGGAAAGTGCGGATTTAGTAAAAGAAGACACTGAAGGGTGGTTATGGTTATGAGATATTTAATAATGATTTTTTTGGTGTTTATTTTTAATGCCAGCATAATTCGAGATGTTACGATAAAGGCTAGTGATAGTTATTCAGTCGATGCTTTTGGACGGTGGAGGACTTCGGATCAGGAAACTATTTTTGACTCAAAGAACGTATTTAATGACCCTGATTTAGTTGATTCAAACTCAGAAAACCAGCCTTTTTATTTTGATAACCAGCAAATTTCAGGGAGTGGAACCAAAACAGCTTACCTACACGGTAAAGCTTCACAAATACTTGTAGTTTCCAATGCCACAGCAGGCCGTAGAATAAGACAGACTAGGATGTGGTTTAATTACCAGCCCGGTAAATCTCAATTAATAAAAATGACCTTTGTAATGCACGGACAAAAGAACGGTAATATAAAGCGTGAGGGGCCGTTTAATGACTCCAACGGTGTTTTCTTAATGGACTCCGCTTTAAAATATTACCTATGTATTCGGTCAAGTGCTTCGGGTTCTATTGCTCAAAATTGTATAGCACAGGAAGATTGGAATATAGATGGTTTCGGGCATGATTCTAACCCTAAAAATCCTTCGGGTGATAGTATTGATTTCTCAAAAGTTCAACTGATGATAATTGATTGGGGCTGGTTAGGTGTTGCAACTGTAAGAGTAGGGTTCTTTATTAACAAGAATTATATATATGCCCACGAATTTACACACGCAAATACCAACACAACTGTTTACATGAGTACTCCTAATCTGCCTTTGAGGAGTGAAATACAAAATCTAGGAACAGGCCCAGCGGATACACTAACTCAAATTTGCTCAAGTGTTGAAAGTGAGGGCGGATCTCAAGAATCAGGGGTGATTAGATCACACTCCACTCAGGGAACACATATAGACATGAATACTGAAGATGTGGCTTATACGGCTTTTGTGTTAAAGTTGAAACCTTCTTATTTTGGGGCCACGGTAAAACAACTAGAGGCATGGGTACAACTCCAAACCGCAACTAGTAAGGCTGAACGGTTTTTTGTCTATAATCCTGACTCCATAGCAGGGACTTTAACTTATACAGATGTTAAAAGATCGGCAATAAAAATCGCAAATGGAACCTCAACAAACATTGTGTATGGTGGTTATAGAATCGGCGGAATAGGTGCTTTGGAAACTGGTAATAACTCGACGGGAGCGGCGAATACGTCCGAGGGTAGCATTCTAAATGCAATTCGATTAGGGTCTAACATCGCAGGGGTGTCCGATAGTATTGTATTTTGTGTTAGGCCAATTTCGGGGAGTACTAATATCGATATAGAAGCTGGAATATCGTGGAGAGAAATACTTTGAAAATCATTTTATTACTTGTTTCCATTGCTTTTTGTGGCAAGATGTGGCAAAGTAGCTACGAAACCTCAAATGATTTTAAAAGTGGAAGCGGTGTACCTTGGTATGTTGAGGCAGGTCCTAGTTTTGGCTCTTTGATGGATACCAGCATGAATAACGTTTTCCACGGTGTTTGGGCGGATAGACATTGGATTAACCCTGATTCGGCTCCAAGAGACATTGATAATGAATCGACCCCTAACTACGTACCTTTTAGAGCCTATAGAACCATGAATTTTATTAAGTCACCCAATATTTATTTTGGGAAAACCCTAATTCAAATTTATGTTTGGACTTACATTGATTTATATGAAAGACCTGGCATTGATGACTGGCTTTCTCTTGTGACAGTTACTTGCGATTCATCTCAATACTGGGAACGAACAATACTTGTCAACCTCACTACTGACGGATATATTAGATTAGTTCATGTGCCTAATCAGGGAGAGCAAACGCATACATTTCAAATTAACTCCACAAACAACCCCACTCTTTCAAGAAAGTGGAAGCAAAAAAGATGGAACAGAATTGATATGTATTTAGACACTGATTCAATTAACGGAAAGGCCATAGTATGGCAAAATCAATTCAAAGTATCTGAAGCCCCAGTGAGAGGCTGTGTTTTAGGTGGCGGTGTAA